TACAGCTTGGTATCTAAGTTGTTTCCGGAAGGATTACCAGAGAAGCTGCCCCAGTCTGTAGTTCTGATGACATTATTCACAATGGCAGTGTGGCCAGTCTGGGTATCTGTCACTGTAGATCCATGGATGAAGTAGCCATGCGGAATGCCGGAACTGAACTGAACTCCTAGCATAGAAGTGTTCTGCGAGAAGATAGTTGCATTGGCGGTAACAGTAGTCTTAGGGTTTACGCCAGTCAGAAGCACCTGACTCGATGTGATATTTGAAACTAATGTAACACCTGGAGCTAAGCTAGCATTGATCAAGTTAGCATCATTACCGGTAACAAAGATCAGCATAGAACCATTAGATCCCTCCGAATCATAGACATAGAGGTTAGCTATGCCTAGGCTGGTGTTGGATAATGATTCTCCATTCGCAACCAAGTTAGCTGTGGCCGCCGAACCTTCCAGCATGACCATGTTTGCAGAGGAAGTAGCAGTGTTACCAACAGTGAACACGCCAGTTTCTCCGGAAACGTAGACATTGAAGCCTATTCCGGAAGCTGGTGGATCGATGATGGTGGAAGTATATCCGGAGATAGTATCCGGATTGATTTGATAGAGCTCCTGATTAATCAATCCACCAACAGTAAAGCTTGCCCCTGCTCCAGCTCCACCAAGTACTTTAGTCAGAGTAGCAGAAGCACCATTGCTGCCAGTGATGGTATCTCCGATGCTGAATTTGTATTGTGGAGTGCCAGTGAAGTTGATCAACTCGATGAAGGAACTGTTTGCTCTGGTGATAGTTCCATTCGCATTGCTAGTAGTATCCAGTAGAGTATCACCTGCGGAGAATACACCGGATAGTCCAGTGAAGTTGAAGTTGTAGGTAGTTGCAACTACGATGTTCGGATTCGAGCTAAAGCCAGATCCACCATTAACTAGGGTGAATGTAACCTTGCCATTCTGATCCACAGTCGAAACTACTCTGGCGATAGCACCAACACCAGAACCCTGGACTGATAGACTATCGCCGATATTGAAACCAAGTCCGCCATTGTTGATAGCTACTGCAGTCAGAGATCCAAGCACTCTAGGAGCATTAGCAATTGTTATGGCAGGAACTTGCTTAGACAGAATCTGCTCGCCATACTTGAACGTACCATTTACTGCTGATAGGTAAAGGACATTGATAGTTCTCTGATTAACTACCTTCTGCTGGACATTCTCTACTACTGCTTCTGCTGATAGACTGCTGTTATAGATTGGCTGGCCGATCAGCTGATTCAAGTAAGGGTTATCAGTGCACTCGATGTACTTTGGAACAATCCAATCATTATCCGAAGTTTTAAAGACAAACTGGCCAGGGATGTAGAGATCGATATCTTCATTGAACAGGAGTCTGAACAGCAGTTCATAGGATCTAGGAGTGCCCTTGCTTCTGTAGAGATCCAGGATATGCTTTACTAGAAGCTGTCTATCCGCAGCGATATCCACTGGAATGGAAGCAACATAGGTGTTGGTGAAGTGTGTAACAAACTGGGCTGCAGTGGAATCAATATCCAGATAGTCAGGGATAGATCTAGCTTTACCGATGATGCCAGATCCTGGATCAGTCAAATCTGTCTGCTCTGCCCACTCATAGTAAGCCTGCATGAAGGCGATGAAGTTCGGACCCTGATCATTGTAGAAAGCTGGGAACTGCGACTGGATAAATGGACTGATGAACTTATCCATGGATTAGATACCCACCACTGTAATGGTTACACCCTCAGCGATATCCACCTCGATGACGTCATTGCCAGAGCTCTTGACATCCTGATTCGCTGGAGAAGCATAGAACACCACACCATCCGAACCGTTAAAGTCATTAACAGTTATCAAGTTGCATGCAACCTGGCCGAGATCATAATTGACAGTCCCTGCCACAGAGTAAGAGGTGTAGCCGGCATTTGTGACATCCTTCAAGTACAGGACATTCGAGCTGTTTGTGATGGTAGTGCCAGAAGCAGACTGCACTACAGAGAAGGTGTTGTTGTTTGGATTATAGTCTGTAAACTGATAGAGTCTGCCACCAGAGAAGAATACACTGGACTCTAGAGTAGCTGGACTGATGCTGTTTCTGTACTCGATGTTGATGTAGCTAGGAACATTTAGATCCGGACTTGCAATCTTCTTCAGTGTTATAACAGTCTCATTAGAGGAGATGCTAGGATCTGCAGCATTGATTGCGGCCTCAAATCTAGACAGCTTGAACTCGGTATCGAAGTCGGTCAGATAGTTAACATTGAAGCTAGATATAGCCGCAGATACCAAGCTCTGGATATCTGTGCTGCTATTGGTAGTAGCTGTCGGATCATACTTCACCAGAGTACTAACATGCAGATAGAGGAAGTCTGGATCCACAACTTTAGGAGTGATACCGATGGTGCATCTGTCACCGAGGAAGCTAGCGATATCAGCCTTCTCTGAGAGTGAAACTACAGCACCGGAATAAGTGACTGGTGAAACAAACACTGTGCCAAAGCTAACCGAGTTGCTAACCGTTTCACCACCAAAAACGTGGCAAGACTTGATATCGGTATAGTTACTAAGCACCAGAGTCTTGAAGTCGGCCGCAGTCACTGCCCTCTCCTGGGTCTGATAAGATCTAGGGGCATTGAATCTGATCGACTCAATCGATTCGGCATTAGCACCACCGCTGGATCCGGAGATAACAGATAGGCTAGAGCTAGATCCTAGGTAGTCGCTAAGGGAGAAGGTAGACACACCATCGCCATCCGAGCCTACAGTAGTTCTATAAGTGCACTGGATGATTGCGCCATTAAGCGGTGCTCTGCCTAGAACACCATCACCGAAGACTACTTCGTACTTAGTATCTTCTGTTGCCTGTAAGAAGAATACCGCAGAATTGCTAGACAAACCAAGGATTGTTGATGCCTGGCTGAAGACAGTGTTAGTCAGACCATTGTTCTCGATGACTGTTACTAGAAGAGAATCAGTGTCGATGCTTTGATTAGACATAATAAAACGCTGAGCCTCGATGCTATTATCCACAGCAAAGACATCAGAAGTAATTGTGCCCTGAAAGATATCGAGATTAGCAGTAAAGTTACCGCCAGATGGATAAACTACTACAGCATTATTAGTTACAAAGTTATAAGTTCCATTTGCATTTGTGCCCACGAACTTAGTTGCTGCCGGAATAGTTAAAGAAGACTGAGCCCCAGCGCTAATTACTAGCTCTACAGTCCCCTTAGCCGACTTATAGCTTCTCGGAACATAGTTTAGTTCTTTAGCTTTGCTTATAACAGAATTTCTGAGCTGCGCCGAATCTAAGAAGCTCTCATTCACTACTAGATTAAGATAAGCAGCATTTAAATACGAATTATAACTCAGTATATCCAGCAGTACATTAATGTTACTTCCGTCGAAATTATAGTCCTGGAACTGAGTTTGATTAGACAAATACTGTTTTAAATTGGCTTTTAGCGTATCAAAGTCTAATGATACGAGAGAAATACTATTATTTGCTGGCATCTGGCCATCATCCTTATAGAATACCGTTACGCATGTAGTCATTCGATATTTATAAAGACGATGTTAGGATTACTTCTTGTATAATGTAATGCACACAGCAATACCTATAACTAGTCCTATAAAGTATAACATGTGCAGTTCACTACTAAGAAGAAGTAGCATAAAGGTACTTATAACTAATAGATCCATCAGAAGGATTACTTCATCAGGCAGAGTGCACTGTTATTCTCACCTCTGGTAGGAATAAAGGTTCCATTATGTTCAATGCATTCGTGCATAGCTTGGTAGTACATCTTATTGCCAGTGTATACAGTGTAGGTACAACTAGACATGAATGATATAATGATTATGAATGCTAGGGTGGATACTATAGTGATTGCATTAGTTGACATTGCTTTTATCCAGTTCTATGTGAAAGCTCATTGCTGATGGGGATTTGCGCCAGGCTTTATTGGCAATGTCATACGCCTCGAAGTAGTCATTGGCATCCACAGTGGTAGTGGATATTAGACTGCGTTGATTATCGATTGCCCAGCCATAGATCATGATCTTGTATCTCTTCATATGATCTCGTCCTCTTCTCGGGTTGAGTTATCATCCGCGGCTTGATACAGCAACATGGCAGTGTTCTTCGTGCCTAGCACAGACCTATAAAGTAGTTCTGATTCGGCAAGGAACGCAGATCCAATAGCCAGTGCAATGTCTGGCTGTAGTCCTTCTTCCTTAAGAATGTCAATACGCAGCTGGGATACACGATTGGCAATACGAATGATTGTCTCTTCATCTTGCATTAGAAGTACTTCTTCACAACATAAGAAGCGATGACGATCCAGCCCCACAACG